GAGGAATGGTTCTGCAATTGAATCACAAGGTGGAGCTGGTGGTTCTGCGACTCTAAAAAATTGTTATGCTGTCAACGGTGGTGCTAATGCGACGTTACCATCTTCCGACCCCGCTTTAACGATAACAACTTCCGCTTCTGACGACGGTTCGGATTCAACAACAACTGTTGCTTATGACACTACAACATTTACTAATGTAACTGGTGGAACAGAAGATTTCCATTTAGTTGCAGGCTCGGGATTACTTAATATCGGAACAGACCTTTCTGGAACATTCACAGATGACATAGACGGACAGACCAGACCTACTGGTGCGGGGACATGGGATATAGGGGCGGATGAATATAGTGCATCTGGAACAACTGTTTCAGTTTCTCCAGTAACTTTAGGGGTTACAGTAGCGACAGGATATATTGAAAAAGTAACTCCAGTCGCAATGCCGAATATTGTTACTGCTCTACTGAATACCCCAGTCAAAAAATCTACCAAGATTTTATCGCCATTAACTGGAACAATAGAAGTATCTGGAGGGAGCAAACGAGTTGTTGCATTAACAGCTAGGACAATAACAGCGATAGTCAATACTCCGCTTTGTAAATCTACCAAAATTATTTCTCCATTAACTGGAGCGATAGAAGTAAGCGGAGGGAGCAAACGAGTTGTTGCTCTTTCTGCAAGGACAATGGCTCTTGTCCAGCCAACTGGGTTAATCCCTAAACCAACCGAAATAGCTTCACCATTAACAGCTTCATTCACAATCCCTATTCCTTATGTTTCCATCGTTAGTGGCGGGGCGACTAATGTAGCAGTCCAGCCAGTAACTCTATCTCTTTCTCTGCAAGATAGTTTAGAGAAATCAACGGAGATCGCTTCTCCAATCTCGCTGTCATTAGTTCTAATTAACCCAGCAATTAAAGTCGATGATATTGCTCAAGTTCAACCTTCAACTTTATCAATCGCAGTCCAAGCGGCAACAGTTTCAACTGCATCAGCAACAACTGTCCAAGTCCAGCCAATTGCTCTATCAATAGCATTGATCGCGACTAATGTAAGAATTGACGCCACAAAGCAAAGCCAGCCGAGTTCTCTGGCTATTTCTGTTCAATCGGCAAGCGCAGTCATAGGGACGACTGTATCGGTTCAACCTGTAACGCTTTCACTATCGCTGATAAGTTCGACAACTATATCAAGCGCGACAAAATCAGTTGCGCCGTTAGCTATCATAGCGGCCGTCACAACTCAAGACAGATTAGTAACTAAACCTATCAATGCCCAGTCAGTCGCTTCAATGATGGGCGGAGTGACTCCAAGAATAGCCGCAGACGTTTCTCCGTTCGGTTTATTGTTTGCATTAGGAAATGTGACTATTACTGGAGGCACTGAAAGCAAAACTTATTCGGCCAGCGCAATAAATCTATTCTTTATTCTTGCGACTCCGCGGCCTTCTATTTATTACGAGCGAAGGCATTTCGCTTCAAAGAACAACCGAGAGATCAGACTGGCGAAGCATAACGAGGATATAACAGCTTCAAAGCATGACGTTGACATCTCTATTGACTCAGGCGGGAGAGAAATAAGCGTAGCGAAATCTAACCAGCAGATAGGAATAGCGAAATGAGATACGCATTCATATTATTCTTGTTCGTTGTCGGGTGCACTTATTGCGGCCAGATGGTTCCAGGAATAATATATTCTTATGATGAGAACATAGAAGGAAATCTAACGACTGGCTTATACAATAAAGATTGCGTGTTCTTTAACGATTACAGTTACACTTGCAACTATGAAAGAGTAAGCCCATGAGAGAAGAAAACAAAAAAGGTTGGGATGGAATAGAGCATAGGAAAAACTTCGTATGCCCAGCACATTGCGCTATGATTAGCAATATAGAAGAAACTCACAAAGCGATCTACGGGAACGGAGACATAACCAAGGGGCTTTATTGGATGACTGAGAGAAACACCGAATTTATAAAGACAGTTAAACGAATTTTCTGGCCGTGCTTGATTACAGCGCTTATGGGAGCGATTTCAGCTTTTTGCAATTTCTTAATAAACGTCCACAATCACTTATTGAAGTGAGGTATTTATGGACAAAGAAACGTGGATAAGGGAAAGAGCGTATTTTATATGGGAGTTGAAGAAGAAATGCGGGTTCGAAGATGATCCGATGAATAACTGGCTCGATGCTGAGTATGAATTTAACCTATTGTTTAAGCATTGCGAAGATTTCAAATCAAGATTCGGGTTTACAAAGGAGATAGCGAGCTATGAAACAGCAATTCCTCAAAGGTAAGGTAGGAACGATTCGGTTGACGATCTACGAAGCTAACAGGCCAGTAGTGCCTTCTTCGGCCAAGATAACCCTTTTAGATTCTTCAGGAGCGACAGTGCAGACGCAAACCGACGTCACGGCCATAGACTCGACTACTGGCGAGATGACTTACAGCCTAACGGCTGTTCATACTGCTACGTCTGATCTAAACTACAAAGCAACGTGGGAGTATGTTGTTAGCGCCGTCACTTATTACGAGAACCAGCTTTTCGATGTCGTCAAGTCTATCCTCTCAATACCGATAACAGACGACGACCTTTATGCAGAATTGAATTCTTTGCGCAAAGACAATAAGCAAGAGAAAGGGACGGCTAGTTCCGGCACGGCCTCGACACTAGTCGACACTAAGCGCAAAGAAGAGGACAACTACTGGAAAGGCGGTATTGTCGAAGTTTTGAGCGGCACGGGATCAGGCCAGACAAGGAACGTGAGTTCATTCACGCAGTCAAGCGGGACAATAAACGTCACGCCTAATTTCGTGACAAACCCAGATTCCACAAGTACATATAGGATCGTTAAATCATTCAGCAGCCAGATAAGGCAGAGTTTTGAGAAAGTAGAAGACATGCTATATGCGAAAGGGAAACGGCAAGACCTTATTCTCGAAGCCTCGCAGATCAAATTCCCGCTCATATACATTACAATCCATTTCATTTGTCTTGACTTAATGCAGAGTCCCGAAGACCGCTGGCACAGTCTAGCCGAAACATATTGGCAGAAGTTCAAGGATTCTTTTGACAGCCTCACTCTCGAATACGATGAAGACGAGTCCGGCAACATCGAGGGCGGAGAAGAAGAGTCCGTCAATACTGGGGAGATTAGGGTGAACAGATGCTAAAATTGTCAGTGAATATTCTTACGTGGAACACGTTCAAGACATTGAAGAAGACTATCGAGAATTTGACAGTCGACCTCAAGCCAATCGACCACGAGATTATCATTGTCGATAACGGATCGAACGACGGATGCCAGGAGTTGGCTACGATAAAGAACAAAGAGAATTTAGGGATATCGAAAGGGAAGAACCAGGGGATAGAAGCTAGCAAAGGAGAGTATATTTTATTGCTTGACGGAGATATAGTAGCTGTCCCTAACAGCGTCAACTGCTTGCTTGAATATATGGAAAATCATAAAGATATCGACGCTTTAGGGTTTCTACCGGACAAATTCGGGAACCAGAAGAACGATTACGGGTTGCAGAAATATTGTTCAGTCCTTGATCCAGTCATAGAGCATAAAGGCCACTGCATATACTATGGGATGTACCGAAGGACAGTTTTCGAGCGCGGAGTGAGAATGGATGAAGAATACGGCGTCGGCTACGGCTGGGAAGACCTAGACTCTTACATGCAGATGGAAAAGCTCGGGATTAAGCAGTACGCGGCAGGGATCAATTCTCTTACTGGAAAATACTATCATGAAGTCAATTCGTCAATAAGGCAGATGGGTTTCGAATTCTATATGTCCACTTCCCTTCGGCGCAGCCAATTATTCAAGCGAAAATGGGAAGGCGTGAACGCTTATGCTTGATCCGATTATCCATAAGCATCTTGATGAAATAGACAAGATAGAGGATAGCGTAGATAAAGACATCAGCGATATTCTATCAAGTCTTGACATAAAAGCTGTTATAGAAAATCCTAATGAAGCCATGCTTTCTATTGCAAGGATAATAGAGGATTTGATAATCGAAGATTACCTAAAAAGAACCGTTGAGTTGGGGATTGCTTTTTCAAGAGAAATAGATAAAGCGAAGAAGATAGCTGTATCAGATTCGTCAAACCCTAACCTGAATAAAGAGATTATAGAATGATAAACGTCGAGTTTAAGTATCCTAAAATTCCTGATATAAGTTTCAAAGGTGACTTAAAGAAAATAGCAGATGATATATTTATCCCATATCTGAAAAAATATATAAGAGATGAGGTCTCGATTGATGGAAGTGCTTATGGGAAATTAGCAGAGTCAACTATAAGGTCAAAAGAAAAAAAAGGACTTAGTGCAAATATTTTACAAGCTACTGGAAAATTATATAAATCTTTCTATTCTTCAGAAAGAGTGAACAGCAAAAAGGTTGTTATTACTCTTAACCCTGGCAGAAAAGAGATCGGGAATATTCTTCAAAATAAAGGCGTTAAGTATAAAACGATAGGATTTAGTGGTAGTTCAAGTTTGAGGTATTTTAATTTTTTTGGGGTTAGTGAAGTTATGAATAGAAAAGCTATTTTATACATGAGAAATAAAATTAAGGATTTATGCGCTGGTTTCAATGGAGCTGGAATTGCCTAACGACGCCCTATTAGAGCAGAATTTAGCTACTGATATTAACAATATGAGGATTTCACTTGAGTCTAGTGCGGTTAGAACTGCGATTACATTAGAAAAATTCATTCAGACGAATATCAATAATGGCGTAAGTCCAGAGAATTTAGAGGAATTTTTATTAAAAGATTTAGATGAGGGGGGACAAATATTCAATGAATTTAGAAAGAGCATAGCATCAACTTCTAACGGCGCAATTAATAATTTTAGAGATTCTGGACAATGGGCAGAAGATGAAGAAGTGAATATAAAAGCATGGCGATGGGTAGCCGTTCTTGCTAACACTTGTCCGCAGTGCGTTGAAAGACACGGAGATGTTAAGACAATGGAAGAATGGGAAATAGAAGGGCTACCGAGAGCTGGTTTCACTTATTGCAAAGAAAACTGTCAATGTATTTTAGTTGATGCCGACACAACAGTTTTGAAACCGATAGAACGCGGATCAATGAGAGTTAAGACGGCAGAAGATAGAGTCCAATATAAAAAAGCGGAGTCAAAATGACACATTACTCTATGAGCCAAGGGATTAAGGAAATATTGAAAGGACTCGCTTATTCTGAAAGCGAAGAGGCTACAAGTTACAAGAACGCTCCCACTTCTGAATACGGGACGACTTTCATTTTATTATGCCGATCTGGAGAGCAAACAGACGAAGCGAAAGACCAATCAGATCGATTTTATGATAGCCAAGAATGGGCTGTTCTTTTCGCTTTCGGGAAATCTGCACAGAGCGACAAGACAAATCTCGACGAGATACACGCAGCGAAAGACGCAATTATAACCGCGCTGGACAATCTCGCTAACTGGCAGAGCTTCGCGCGGCTCTTAAAATACAAGTCTTGGATAATCGAAGATAATCCGAGCTATTATTTATTAACCATAACGCTAACCGCAGTAGACACGTTTTCATATTAATGAAAAGGAGAAGAAAACATGAGCATGTTTGTCAAGAAGACAGTAATTCTAGCGAAAGCAGAAACAACTTTTGGGGTTGATCCTACTCCGACAGCCCTATTGAACGCGATCATAGTTTCGGACGTTGACATCAAAGAGCAGATTTCTCCAGTAGAGAGAAGCGTCCATTGGGCTTATCTCGGCCAGATCCCAGCTTTGAAAGGTGAGCAATATGTTGAAATATCCTTCAAGGTTGACTTGAACGGTTCTGGATCAATAGCCTTGGCTCCGCGCGTAGGCGCATTGCTTAAAGCTTGCAGGCTAGCAGAGACTGTCCAGTCCGGCGTCTCTGTAACGTATACCCCGACCTCTACGAGCATCGGATCAGTAACGATCTACTGCTACAAAGACGGGCGGCAGTATATTATCACTGGCTGCCGAGGGGATGGGAAGATCACTTTCGACGCTGGCAAGTTCGCTACGGCTGAGTTCACTTTCAAGGGCGCTTACACAGCCCCGACTGTTGTGGCAAACCCGACCTGTACTTACGAGACCGCAGCTAAGACTCCGCCAGTCTGCTTGTCGAGCAACTTTACTTATGCCTCGAAGACGACGTTGATAACAAAAGCTGTTGAGTTGTCTTTCGGGAACACTCTAGCCAAGAAAGTCAGCATAAGCGCGGCATCTGGTGTCGTTGGTTTCGAGATCACAGAATCAGATCCGAAAGTCACGATCGATCCTGAGTGCCAGGTTGAGACTTCCTACACTTTCAGGACAGATCAACTCACGACTACGCGGGCGCTTTCAGTGGCAGCGACAAGAGTAGCGGGGAATATCATAACCCTGAACGTACCATATTATAATATAATTAAAATTGATTATGCTGACAGGGAAGGGATTTTAGTCGAGAAGATGGAAGGCCAGGCTGCCGACTCTTCCGGCGACGATGCTTTCACTTTAGTATTCACTTAAACCTAACCACAGGGCAAAGGGGTGTATCATGATTAGCGGAATAAACCTTGACGAGACGATTGACTTCATAAGCAAGCATGACAAGGGCGATCCAAAGACAGTATTCAAGATAGGGGCTATTCCTTCTAAGGTTCAAGCCAAGATAGGTAGGCTAATTGGCGAAAACAATGAGGGTTCTATCGAGTTTGTAACAGAGGCTTTTCGTTTCGGAGTGCATGGGATAGTAAATTTCTGCGACAAGAACGGATGCCCGATATTGTTCGAGACGTCGAAAGAATATGTTGGGAACGCTGTTTATTCAGTGGTGAGCAACTCTATTCTTGACATCATTCCGTTAGTAGTAATCTCTGACGTCGGCGCGAAGATCATGTCGATAACGAATATATCGGAGCAAGAAGTAAAAAACTGAGAATGGCAGTCTACGCCCTGCAATCTGGTTTAGATTGCAAAGATTGCCGAAAAGATCAGAGGGCTGAAAGGGGATGTGAATTTGATAGTGCGACTCCTGACAGATGGACAATTGAGGGAGAAGCTTATCAAAGATGCCCATTGAAGTTAATTTCCAGTGTAAGCGCAGAACTAATACAGGCTTATAGTTTCTTTAAGAGCGGATTCTTGCCTAATGGTGGTGGGTGGCTAAATGAGTCTGCTAAGTTTATCCAAGCGATGCAAGCAATAGAGGGACAGATAGCAAAGGAAGAAAAAGATGCCAGACAATGAGATGCAAATAATATTGTCCTTAGTTGACAAAGCTTCCGAGCAGCTAAAGAAAGTCAAAGAAGAGATAGGCGGGATTAAAAAGCCGCTGGATGAAGTCAAGAAAGGAAGCGACGATGCTAACAAGTCCATGCAGAACGAGACTGAGAAGTCTTCTGAGAAATTTAGGACTATGCGGCGCGAGATAATGTTGGTTGCTGCCGTTGTTCTTGGAATAGTCGCAGCCACGCGGGAATATGCAAAATACAACAGCGAAGCCAGAAAATCAATCAACGAGTTTGATTTAGCATTACAGCAGATGTCTGTTTCAGCAGGGCAAGCTTTGCTACCAGTATTAAAAGAAGTGACGCGCGAAGTTAAGATATTGGCTTCTGCTGCTGCTGGCTGGGCTATGCTTATTGGATTAATTGATAATATAGCCACGGGCAAGGGGGCAGTGCTGCCGGATAAAGAGAATATTTCTGACACTATTATAGCTCGCCAGAATTTGAAAGACATTGCCGACGCGCAGAAAGAAATCAACGATCTTTTCTTGGCGGGCACTATCACAACAGAAGAATATTATTCTAGGACTCTCCACGGTCAGACAGCTGATATTGACTTACGCCAAAAAGAAATATCCCAAGTCGTAGATATTACCTCAATGAAAAGATTCCTTGCAGACGAAGAGCTATCGAATGAAATAAACTATATGGCCGCGTTGCAACAGAAGCTTTCTCAAGAGGTAGAAATCTCTAGAATGGAATTTGATATAAGAAATTCTAGCATTATGCTGGCAAGAACAGACAATGCAGAGAAGATCGCCCTTTTGAAAGAATATGAAATGAACTTCCAAATTGCTCATCGCGGGATGGCTTCAACAGTGACAATGCTTTCGCAATCTATTAGGACTAATTTATCGACAGCCTTTACTTCTATGATTACTGGAGCTAAGTCAGCGAGTGAAGCATTCAAACAACTTGGACTGGCAATGGTAAATACTATCGTTCAATTTATGGTAGAAAAAGTCATTGCCTGGGTTTTAGAGAAAACATTATTAGCCGGAACAGTAGCGGCAAACACAGCAGCAGCTGCAGAATTAGCTACGGCTTGGTATCCTGCCGCAGTATTCGCTTCTTTAGCCACAGCGGGCGGGAATGCGGTAGGCGCATCAGCTGGCATTGTTTCTACTGCTGCAGTAGCGAAAGCAGTAACTCTATCGGGCGGAAATGCAGGAAATTTTCCAGGTGGGAATAGTGTTCAGAAAGTCGTTAGTGTCGGCATGTCTGCTTCTAGCGGTGGCGAGACTTTGTACAGTGAGGGGATGGCGGAAGGCGGTAGCGGAGTTGTTTCAAGGCCTACTTTATTCTTAGCTGGAGAGCGTGGTGCAGAAAGATTCAGTTTTACCCCGTTAGGTAAAGAAGGCGCTCGTGGTGGCGGAGATATTTACATAGAAGTCAATTATCCGCAGATGGGGAACTCTTCAGACGTGCAATCCTTGTCTGAGCAACTCGGCTTTGAAATCGAGCGCAAATTGAGAAACGCAAGGAGCGCGACATGACAGTAGACATAAAAATAAGCGGGAAGAACCTCTTGAAATGGTCTCACATGGAGGACTGGGTTAATGGAGCTTCAGCGGCTCCTACTGAGCATACATTGAGCGGGGCTGGTTCTTCCGTAGCGAGAGAATCGACGATTATAAAAGTCGGAACGTACAGCGCGAAGATAACAAGAGCAGGAACAGACTGCAAGATTTATTATGATTTACCAGAATACGCTTCTTATCTAGGACGAAAGATGATTTTCGGGTGTTGGGTTTACGCGACAGTAGCAAGCAGAGCACGGCTTTCTATTGACGATAGCGTGACTCCAGTTTACAGCAGTTATCATACTGGCGGTTCGAGTTGGGAATTCCTAACTGTAACTATCGATGTTGACGCGGCCGCTACAAGGATTAGAGTCGGGATGGAAGTCAATACTGGGAACACGTCCGCTTATTTTGACGGAGGGATTCTATGCGAGGGTTCTCTTGCTTTCATCGATCTCGCGAGTTCTACAAACCCTTACGCAGAGTCTTATGATTTCTCGCGCAAGTACAGAAATTCTAAGTTTGTCGTGGCCAGGAGATCGGGGATCCTTGTTCCGAGTGTAGATTACGGAGAGAAGACTCTCACAATCAAGGGGAAAGTCGCAGGAACAACTCAAGCGACAGCGCGAACAAACTGGGATTCGTTCCTACAGTACATCAATGACGGAGAAAAGGACATCTACCTTTATGACGACAGATTTGTAAAGGGTTATCTCGTAAACGAGAGCCACAATTATATCGCAGCCTTGCGCATAATCGATTTCAATTTGCAATTTTTAATCCAGTCGCCTTTCAATTATTACAACCAGAAGCTTAGGACTTCTCAAGTTATCTCTTCTTCTCCGACTACTTTCGCGGTTACGAACAACGGAAACGTATTCTCGAAGCCAGTTCTAAATTTCACGGCTGGGAGCGTTCCAATTTCTTCTTTGCTATTCCAGAACATAACGACAGGAGAAACACTCACTTTTTCTGGAACAGTCGCAGCGTATACGACTCTTGTTATAGACTGCGAATTATTTACAGTCATGAATAACAGCGTTGATTCGATCGCTAATTTCAATGGAGATTTCATGAAGTTAAATCCTGGGGCAAACAATATGAAATTCACTGGAACGACTCTAGCAACTGTCAAAGTCGACAACTGGGATCGTTGGCTATGAAAACCAGAATAACAATAAGCGACTCAGCTTTTAATATTCTCGAAGTGCTTGACAACGAGATCATTTCTCCGAGCTGGGAATTCAATAGGATAGGCGGATGCGGATCGTTCAATTTTAGTCTTCCGCGCGACTATTGCGACGAGAAATACATAAGCGGAGACTTCAATATAAAGATATACGGCCGCAACGACAGCACTTCGACATTTGACCTTTGGTATCAAGGTCTTGTGGAAGCGAAGATGCCGAATATCCGAGGGGACGAGGAGAAAATTTCAGTCCAGGGGCATGGCTATCAAGCCCAACTTTCTAGGATTTATCTTAATGGAGTGACTTACACAGGGCAAGAAGTAAGCGTCATAATAAAAGATTTACTTGATAATTATATCGTTCCTTATACGAATATTTCATATTCAGCGTCAGATATCGAAGCAACGACTTTCACTCCGTCATCTATAAAATTTAGTACGGATGCTATGAGCGCTATCCAGACGCTCGCGGATATTGTCGGGACAAGAGAATGGGGCGTAGATGAGGATAGGAACTTTTATTTCAAAGCGCGAAGCTCTTCAATCGGGTATCGGTTCACGCTTGGCGGGAAAGTAACTTCATTCTCAAGCGATGATTCATTTAAGGATATTATAAACCGTGTTATTATCCAGGGTGGGGATGTCGCCGGAGTTCCTTATACAGATACTTTCAATGATGTTATTAGTCAGTTAAAATACGGGCGCAGAGATTCAGTCATATCAAATTCATCTGTTACGACTTCAGACGTGGCCACGCGGTTGGCTAGTTCGGTATTCGCTGAGAAGAACGATGTTGTAAGGCGCGGGAGTTGTGAAATAGCAGACTATGAAGTTCGCATGGAAGCGACAATCCCGATCCCGCTTTTCGCTCTAGTCACTAGGCGGCCTTTTTACAATGAAAAATTTTATGGAACATTTCTATATGGCGGAGAGATTTCTTATCAAATAAATAAAATAGGGTATAAGTTGAACAATGAAGGGAGTTTAACAATAAACCTTGATCTCGGAAAGCCCAGGCCAGATATTAGCGAAACAATAGGACAAATGGAGTATGAGCTGGAGCAATTAAGGAGCGCGTCAATATGATTACTCTTAATACTTTACGAGCAGAAGACATCGACGAGAAAATAAAGATTAACGAAGGAAAGGGAGTTGATATCTTCGCTCTCCGAGAAACAATTTATAAAGAGCTTTGCGATTTCAGATGGATCGAGATTCGCGCGAAAGTACAGTGCCAAAGCTATGACGAACAGCTCGCTCATATAGATAAAAAGATCGCTCAGTTGAAAGGAGTTTCTAATGGCTTATGATAGTGCGGTAATTTCATTCACGATAAAAACAGATAAAGTTGACCTAGTGCAAGCCACGCATATGAACGCAGTCCAGTCCGAACTTGTGACTATTGAAACGATATTGGGGACAAATGTAAAAGGGAACAGGGCAGACTTAAAGACGAGATTGAATAACGCTCTCGACGCTGACGGCTCTATTTTAAGCGGGACGTCATTTCCAAGCCCATCTTTGGCAAGTCAGATATTTTACAGGACAGACTTGAACGTCCTTTACATGATGAACGATATAAATTCGCTGTGGATAGCTCAAGGCGTTTCGTTGAGCAATGTAATTTTCTGCTGGAATGGAGCAGATACATCTTTAACAAATACTTTTGGTTATTACACTGGGGCAAGTTTGCTTGTTGATTTTAGTGGATTAGCCGCCACATATTCTTATTTCGGCGCCTATGGAACAACTTATAGAACTATTTTATTAGGGAAATTCACTAAAATATCAGGGATATCAACTATAACAATAAATGCAAGGCTTTGGGCGAGTAGTGCCGTCGCAACAAATGAAGCTATTCTAAATGTCGATATCGGCGGGCAATCAAACACTGTCGCAAGCGTCACTTCCACAACTCCCACATGGGTTACGCCATCAACTATTAATGTCAGTAGTTTGACTAATGGAACGACCTATGATATTACAATACAGATTAAGAGTGAAGGTACTGCTAGCGCTTATTGTGGAGCCGTTGTACTGATAGCAAGTTAAACCAACAAAAGGAGTAAGCAATGAAACTGAACAATCAGGGATGGGCAATCGCAACGATGTTAATAACTTTTATCGTATTTCCACTGGCCTTGGCTGTAACTGGCCACGTAACGGGAAAGACAAGCATTCGACAGCTTTTCAATGCTCCTTGCGAAAACAGTGAATTCGCTACAACGGGTTCTGGCTCGTATGTTTGCACGAAGTAATAGCGTTGCTCGCTTTTAGGGAGATCGTTGAAATTCGGCTCTATAAACACTATAAAAACTGGCATCGTAGCGATAGATCAGAGCTGAAAACACTGTAAAAGGGGGGAATATGAACAAATTCATAGTTTCTGTCATGATTCTAGGGCTATTATGCTTCGCCGGATGCGCCTGGCTCAATAAAGTAGCGCCTAACCAAGTTGACGCCTCTGGGAACATAATTTCTGGCACTCATCAAGTACCGCAGACGACTCAAGACGTAGCGGCCATGATCCCTTACGGAAGTGTAGGACTTAATGGGTTCCTACTTGTTTGGAATTTTATTGAGAGGGCGAAGTCTAAGAAAACTGCAAGCGGATTGATGGCTACTGTTAGAGCGATAAAGCAGGCATCTGATGATCCAGACATCCAAGCGGCAGCAGCGAAGTTGAAAGAATACTTGAGGATAAACCAGCAGGCAGTAGGAGTACAAAGTTTAATTAAAGATTACATCGCGAAGACTTAATAAAAGAGCGCGCTTTTGAGATAGAATTTGTTTCATCAGCGCGCTTCTTTATTTATAAAGATCGCCAAGTTCAGAATACTTTGATCTAGCCCAAAAAATTATCTGATGCAATCCTTCATTCATTGATATTTCTGGTTTCCAGTTCAGAATTTTCTTCGCTTTACTTATGTCAGTAATGTAGACGCATTGGTCAGATTTCCTTCTTTTCGGTTCATAAACAACTTTAGTCTTCCATCCAGTCAATCCTCTTATAAGATCGATACATTCAAGCAAAGAAGTGTTGATGTCTCCGCCCCCGATGTTGAAGACTTCTCCGCTAATTTCGTCTATTTTCTCTATTTGGATATCGATCAACTTCAATATGTCCGGCATAAATAGAACATCGCGCACTTGCTTCCCTTTGAACCCGTAAAGAGTGATCGGTAGTTTTAGCATATGCGCTACTATAAACCAAGAAATCCACCCCTGTTCGGATCTTCCAAACTGTCCAGTTCCAGCCAAGCATGAGAACCTGTTTATGACAACTTTTAGGCCGAAAGCTTTTGCCCATTCCTGGCAAGTTAGATCAGCGCATACTTTCGATAGGCCGTAGATTGAGTGGTCTCCGCCGTCGATCGGGAAATCTTCGGCTATCCTATTCTTTGAATGAAACCTTGTCTTTCCTTCCCGTGCTCCCAAAGCGTTGATTTTATCTCCGCAGTAAACTTTATTTGTTGACCAGAATATTACCTTGCTATTGTCCAACCTTGCAAACTCCAAAACATTGAGCAGTCCATTGAAATTGTTCGTTATATCGAAAGTCGGGTTATTGTATCCCGTGCAAGCGGACGGTTGGGCGGATGTTTCCATGATGAAGTCATATATGCCATTGAAATGAAGGAAGTCTTCTTTGTTCCTAACGTCTCCGTGGATAAATCTTATCCCCAGTTCTTTGAAAGCGGGCAAGTTCAGTTCGCTTCCTCTTCTGACAAGATTGTCCATGACAACAACATCATTCCCTTTTGATTTGAGATGTTTCGCTAAGTTAGCACCTACAAATCCAGCTCCGCCAGTTATCAATATTCTCATTGTTTTCCAAACCTCCTTTCCCATCTCTCCGGCGACTTCTTCCAGTTGTCTAAGTCAATATTTATTCTTGCTTCGGAGACTTTGTCGCTGTACATTTTCCGCATTTTCGGCTCGTCAAAGAATACCTGCGCATCGTGGATAGGTCCGTGGTCTCCTTCATGGCCAGGCATATGCCCGCAGACGAACATGACGCCTTCTTGCTTTATGAAATTAACGCCAAGATGATTGAACCTTATCGAGAGATCGCTATAAGCCATCGGGCAGACTTCGAACGTCTCGGCATCCCAGCCTCCCACTTCGCCAAGAAGTTTTCTCGGGATCAATCCGACATTGAGAATAAGAGCATCATCAGGGATATAAGGATGATTTGTCGAATTGTGGAATTTAAGATTGTAGTATTCCCATTTCTTCATATTCTCGATGTTCTCTGGGTTATATCCTTCGCTGTAAGTTCCAGTAACGACATTTTTATAATCGAGATCCTTCAAAAGAGCGAAAGACTTGTCGAGCGATCCAGGCGTATAATGCCCATCATCGGCTGCCCAAGTTATAAAATCTCCCTCGGATTCGATAAGTCCGCGCTGCTGGCATCTGATTGGAGTACCCCAGTCGTTTATAACTTTGATATTGTCGTATTCTTTTAATTCTTCTGGCAGTTCATAAGGAGTGATAAGAACGAATTCCCAAGAACCCGAGAAGGCATCTTGGCAAGAAAGGTATAGCTTTTTCCAATTCGGGATCCTTATTCCTGGGCATAATACGCTTATGTCGTATTTCATGCTACGCTCCTTTTTTTTATCCAAACTTCCGGCGTTTTCTTCCAATTATCCAGTGGGAAAAATATCCTGTCGTGCCTTTGCTCTCCGCCGTAGTGCCTTTGCAATAGAGGGATATCATCGTTGACTATCGCATCATGAATCGCTCCGTGATCTCCCTCTGCTTGGTGAGTATAGTCACAAGACGAGACGACGATATCAGCAACAATGAATTTGCAGCCGTGATGCATCAATCGCGCGCCAAGATCGCAGTTCCCGATTCCTTGAGTCTGGTAAGTGCAATCCCAGCCGCCGACTTCTAAAAGCAGCTTCCTGTTCATCAATACGACGCTCAAGACTGGCGCCGGAGACGGCATCCCGCTCAGTTGGCAAGTGCCGTGGTTCTCAAGATAATAATAAGCGTCTGACTTCATGAAGTCCCAGTTCGTCTTGAAGTCTCGATGCTCTTTCTTGTGCGGGACGTACATTATCCCCATAGGGAACTCCTGGCCTTCGAGGTATTTCATGACTATGATTGTCTTGTAGTCTGCTTCTTTCGTAAGCTTGAATGCTTCATCAAGTTTCCCTTCATGCCAGAGCGAGTCGTCTGACATAACCGTTATCCATTCCCCCTCGGTAAGCTCAAGGGCTTGCTGCTGCTTCTGGAGAGGAGATCGCTCGCTGAAGATTATATTGACGTTTGATTTCAAGCATAACTCGGCTGGCACTTCCTTCTCTGTGATAATGACAAGCTCCCAAGTTCCAGAGAATGACTTCTGGATCGAATCATAAACTGCGATCCATTTCTCGCTTCTTATAGCTGGCATTAAAATACTCAAGTCGTACTTCATGTTTTACCCCTTTCGCTGGATAAGCGTTGTGCCAGTTATCAAAGTTTCTGGCGAGTTTTCATAAGAGCTGGCGGCATAGCCAAGCTCGTCAAACTGCTTGCAGTTATAGAACGGAAGCACTTCATTGTCAACAAACGCTCTCGGCTCTGGATTGTTCCTTGCGTTGGTATCGTGGAGGAGCATGATCCCAAAATCAGTGAGCTTTGGGATATAGTTGTCGAAGTTCTTTTTCAGTTCTTTGTAGGTATGGTTAGCGTCGATATGGATAAGATCAAAGTAATTGTCTTGGAACGTATCAACGATCTCGTCAGCGTTAGCTATTATATAGGCAGCTGAGTCGAAGTTTCTTCCCAAGGCACTTACTACTTTTACAGCACACGGCTTCTCGTTTATGTCTATTCCGATTATCTCTGCTGATGGCTTGCAGAATAGTTGAGAATAAAGCCAAAGAGAGCCGCCGTCGCAAACTCCGATCTCAAGGAACTTGCCGAATTTCCTGTCTTGCATGTAGTTTTTGACTCGATAAACTTCCCTAATATTTAACTGTAATCCGCCTTGCGCTTGGTCAAGCGTGTCGAATATCTCATAATATTTCAAAACCCAGTCAGTGATTATATTATCGCCGTACATGTCAAGGTATGATTTCTTTATTCGTGGAGCAGTAACCATCTCTAGTCCTTTCAGTTAAATTACATAATGGAATTTGATTATCTTTTGTCCTTCTAGCTTTCTGATAAACTGAGTTCCCTGTGGTGTATCGGTCACAGAAAGCAAAGCATTGTCATAAATTAAATCGGCATCAAGTTTTTTCAACCTATCTTTCAAATCACTAATACCAACAATCAATTCTTTTCTTCTTCTAAGCACTTCTTTTTGATGTGTTGATAAATATTCAGAGGTTTCGTCTTGGTTAGTTAGAAGTTCAAAAGTAGAGAAAACTTTTTTTCGTTCTAAAACAATCTTTTTCATCTTGTTTTTTAATTTTAAGTAATTTCTCATTTGTTTTCCTTTCGGTAGTAGTCTAATAGAAATTCTATACTTTCATCAAAAGAATATTTCTGCTTCCAGCCAGTTGCTTCTCTGAATTTTGTCGAGTCGCATACTTGGTTTGTAACGTCCTTCGGACGCAAGAGATCGCTATCTTGGATGCAGAAGATAGGCTTCTTAGCGTGGCTCATAAGTACGTCAAGAAATGCGCCCACGGTCATTACGTCTGATCCTCCGATATTATAAGGAGTAGCGTATTCGCACTTGTCGCAAGCTAGCCAGTACGCTTCAGCCATATCGCGAACATCCATTAAAGTCCTTACGCTTTCTAAGTTTCCGTGGCGCAAGCAAGTTATTTTTCCAGCTTCAATCCTTGCGACTTGGCTAGCGAAAGAAGAAGCGAATAAATCTCTGCGGCGTGGGTTAAGATATGCGAACGCTCTCGTTATTATTATTTTTAATCCCCATGATTGATGCCAAGCGAAAGCGAGAGATTCTTGGCTTAGTTTTGACGCGCTGTAAGGATTCACAGGCAAATAGGGATGAGTTTCTTTCATTGGGACTGTTCTGGGGTTCCCGTAGACTTCCGAAGTGCTGCAAAGCATAATTACTGATAACGGGCAAGTCATCCTTATCGCTTCAAATAAATTCGCTGTTGACATGACATTGTTATAAACAACTGCTAAGGGTGTATCAAAGCAAGTCCGAACATTTGCATGTGAGGCCATATGAAATATTCTGTCGGGTTTAACTATCTCAAGCACTCTTTGGATTGACGAAAAGTCTAACAAGTCGCACTCATGCAGTTTTATCTTATCCCGAATAGTTGAAAGGTTGTCTAAAGTCGTTGTCGAATGCCAGCGGGTTATCGCATGGACTTCAACTTCTTGATGCTCATTCACAATATATTCGCAGAGGTAAGAGCCGCCGCTTCCAGCAGCGCCTGTGACTAATATTCTCATGCCCACCTCGCTAGATTGAAAGACTGCGATTTTGTTAAGATGTCTTGATCTTCAAATGGCTCGAATTCATCGGTTCTTTTCATAATCACGTTGCCTCTTCCGTCAGTCCAGCTCTTCTCTAAAATAGATCGGTCATGGTTGTACCCTTCAGCGAAAGGACGAACAATTCCATGCTTTGCGTAGTGGTCGATGTCGATATATGATTCTTTATCCCCGAAGATTCTTACTTCTCCGCCATCCGCGAGAACTCGCATGACAATATCGTTCTCTCCCTGGCCGCAGATATAACGGCGATCGTAACCGCCTAGCCTGTCAAGATATTCGCGACTCATCATTCCGAGCGGAGCCATCAATGGAGAATTCCCGCGCCAGCCGAAGAAAGCGTGGAAATTCATGTTGCAGAACATTCGGTTCTCGTTCGTCTGGAGCGAAATGACAAGCTTTTCATTCTTCTGTTCTTTCCAGAATTTGTACGCTCTCCCGATAATGTCGCCCTTGAACTCGCAGTCGTCAGCTACCCAAACGACAACCTCTCCGACGCAAGCCCTTCTAGCAATCTCATAGCATTGGCAGGGTTTAATGTTTGCTGTTGTATGATAATAAAATTCGCAGTTTACTGGAATATTTACTCCCCGAATTAAATTCCCCGCGAATACAACTTCGCAACTCTCGCTACAATCATTCAATGAATCAAAAAATGCTTGATAAAACTTCGGTCTTACGCTCGAAGCAAATAGACTAACTTTTACCATTGCAAAACTCCTTTCTTGAAACCTAAATAAACATCCCAGCAATTTCCGCATAAATAATAATGCTTTTTTTTCTTCGTGACGTGGTGATCTGCTTCCTTTGAGCAGAAGCTACAAACCCAACTTACGCTTGATGGATTCAATGTCATCTTTGGCGCGGCCATTTTTCCAAGTCGCATAGGCCTCGTAGTCCTTTCTAAACATCTCGCTTGATGATGTTTTCTTGTATGTTTCGTCGACTTCTGCTTTAAGGTTGCTCCAGTGTTCATGCTCTATGACAATATCTTTGAAAAATTTAAGTATATTCAAGCTGTGCCCGATATGTCCCCAAACATTGTCGCCGTAGAGATGTGTCAAAGTCGGCATTTGAAGCCAGCCGACGGCTCTTATGATCTCCCCGTCAATGACGCTGGTAGTCGGCATTGCGCCCCCGCTGATTAGGTCTGAGCAATAGCTTATCTTC